TCTTATTCTTCTTGCCGAACATACCTATCAGAGCATCTAAAGCTTCTTTCCCTGACAGCTTGTTAAACGTACTGCCAAGGTTAGCCTTCTCACCCTTGCTACCAAACTCTTTACGGTTACCACTCTTAATTAATTTTCCAATGTTCTTTATCGAATCGTAGCCTCCCGCTGCCACAGCGGCTATTTCTAGCGGTTTATTGATTTCTCTGAATGTGATGTCGCTCGTACGCATCGGGTCGTCGCTGACAGCAGCATCATAAACCATATCAGCACCCTTACTATATCTACTCTGCGACCTATACATATCGCCGGTAGCACTTACGTTCTGCGACCCCTCATTAGCACGACTACTCGTAGAAATAGACTTCCCCGTCCAACCGCTAACACCCTTATATATATAGGGACTTATAGTCTCGTAGGCTAAAGTGGGCGCCCAAGAAAAAGCCTTAGTCCACGGTATCCAACTCATCGCCGCTGCGTGAGCCTTATTTCGTGTTTCGTAAATATTATCTAACGTCTTTAATTGACCGTACTGTTCTCTCCGTGTTGCCATATATTATGCGTATGAAATGTTAAAATTAGTAACTATATTATTTATAAATATCTCCTTATCTCTGTTATCTCCGTTATATATCAATGTCGTCCGCATCCACGTACCTAACATAGAACTGTCCTTATAATACAAGTCTTCCTCGTATTCGTCGGATATGTTATCTATCTGTATAGGCACTTGCCAATGGTGCGACAGATACTCAGGCTTGCTCCACCACTTATCTTCATCCATAAACGGATGCTCCGCCCTCTGGTCTTTAGTCTCAAACACTATCTTGCTGAACGGCGTCTGCTGACTCTCGATGTCCATACTTTCAAACATCTTACTTAACATCATCGTATTCCTTTGCTCCGTAGCACCGTTGACAGTGATAGTAAGCATAAAGTCATGTCCGTAAAATGAATTGTAGAAATGCTGTCTGAAGCTCTTGGCGTTATTATGCAGATACACCCTTCGCCCTGCATTATCCTTCCTTATCACACTAAACATATCATTCTTGATATTAAAATATAGATAAGGGGTGAAGCTATATAACGACGTATAAGCTCCTAACATTTCCGACAGACATATCGTGATAGACTTATAGCTGTTTAAGAAAGTAAACAACACCTCTCTGTATTTCCTGTCGTAGCCTGCTATCACGCCGAAGCCTCTAAACGAAGTGTCGGGAAATGTAGACAAGACATCACTAACATTAAGGCTCATACCGTGTGTCCGCTTAACGTTATTGATATATTTATTATACCATTCCTGTATTCCGAGCGTGCTGCTGATGACATCGCAGCTTAATGCTGCCCTCGTAGTCTCGTACATAGTAGGCTGCTGTGAGCGTCGTACCGCCCAAAGAGCGTCTTTATTGGTGTCTATACCGTAGATGCCGATGTCGGTCTTGACAAGAGCGTCCTTATGTGATAGCCCTATCTCAGATATGAGAACGGCATTCCTGCTTAAGATGAAGTTACCACCTACAGACAATATCTGTTCTTCCGTAACTTGCACCTCATCGCCTGAATAGCTATGCTGTAACATACCGTTGTCCAAGAACGATACCAATGTGCCGTCTATATCGTTAATACGAACTATCTTGCCGTGTGATGATATATAGTCGTGGTAAGCTCCTAAGTCCCATATAGCCCAACCGTCCTCGACGGCTTTGCTGTCGGCGAAATAACTCCACCGTATCCTGTTAGGATAAGAATACTTTAAGAACGATTGGTCGTTCTCCATAGTATAGAAGAAGTCGCTAAGCGTTCTATGATATCCGTGGTTATATGAAAGATTATAATATAGAGGGTACGTACGTCCTCCTGCTCCGGACACGTCATTGTGCGGATATACTAACACCCTATTCTTACGAGGCACTCTCACCTCCCCTGCTATCGTCTTATTAGGCATCAGCATAGAATAAGGATAGCTGTTCATCACCGTGCTGTCAGCACGTCCCTTAAGAGCGATGTTGAATTTGTTCTCCGTGATAACACCGACGGTAACGCCGTGAGCGTAGCTCGTCAAGGCAGACGTGAAGTGTCCCGTATAGCTATGGAAGTTGTCTCTACCGCCTATAACCTCCCAATTAGTGCCTACCTTCTTAGTAGTCCAATTAGGGTCACCGCCGGCAACATCGTTATTCCCCATACTAAGTTCCGTGCTGAACCACGACGTATGCTTAAAATATGTGCGGTCTAAGAAGCAATCTCCCTTTCCTAATACTACATCACGTTTATCTTGCTTGCTGTTGTCTCTGGCGATAATATCCTGCGGGAATGCCGTTCCTATCTCGTAATACGCCTCCGACGATATATCATAGAATTTGACAATATCATCTATGTTCTCAGGGTCTGTTTTGTATAGGTTGACCAAAGACAAATCCTCATAGTTGTAATCTAAATAAAAATCTTTTCGTCCATATTGTTGAGGAAAGCCATCTCTATTCTGTGAGTTGTTGACAGTATTCACACTTGCATTAAGGTCTTTGAACTTCTTCTTCGTCGTCCCTTCGATTACCACCTTGCTAAGCTGAACAGTTCTGTCATAATAGAAGTTAGTATAATCTCTCATACAACGATAGTCGTTATCCGAATAGCTTATTGATGGCAATTCATCGTCGATGTTATGCTTACTGTCGTCAAACGCTAAGGCTATATACGGTGCGAAGACGGTATTCCTGTTAGAGGCGATGAAAGAGCGTGCGATAGTTTTATCTAAAGAAGTGCTAGATAACCCTAAGTCGATAGTTACAAACAGGCTTGACGACTTGCCTTTCATCAAATTAAACATATCTCTTGATGTAAGCTTTCCCGGAGCAGCATTACCGTCGGAGGCATTCAATAAGAAATTCGGGTTCTTTACCTGTGCAAAGTCGGTAGCATAGCTTATATATCGTTGTAAGTTATGCATATTAGCGTCTATGTCAGCACCTCCCGACTGTCCTCCCGACGACGTGTAGTCTATATGATTCGGCGCACAACACTTACCTGCCGCCAGACCCTCTAACTTCTTAGCATCCATAATAGGACAGCACTCACGAGGGTTCTCCACCCTGAAGTAGCTCCTCACGCTATGCAGTAAGAATGCAGGGTTCTGCTTCAACGACACTGCTGCATTAGGGATAGACGTGGGTAGATAGAAAGCATCAGCAGCATCGACACCGAAGGCTTTCAGGGATGCTCTGTACCTATGAACGAAGCCGCCGCCCCACCAATCGTCGTTATCTTCATATAAAGTATATTCGCCAAAATTAAGATAGTCTCTTAATATAGGCTTTTGATAGAAGTCTGTGATAGACGGATAAGCGAAGAAGGTCTTCCATCCGTCGGCTTTAAAATAAGACTTGCTTATGTCCGTATTCGGCGTTAGACTGTTGTAGTCTGCTAACCCTTGCAGTCCGCTATATATAGTCTTACGTATAGGCTTGATATATTTAACGGCTTCTACGTTTACCTCGGCTCTGCCGTAGATGAAGTCAGGCGAGAAGAAAGCTCTTGTCTTATCATAAGGATGATACATACACCGTGTGGTGTAGCTACGAGCTTGAGCAAACCTTAATGAGCTAGCATTACTTGTTCTACCTATACGCTGTATGCACGGCATATACCCTTTGAAGAAAGGAACTTTAATACTACCGCCCGTCTCGGCAAGTGGATACTGTAGGTATTGTGCGTACTGACCTCGTCCGGAAGAAAAAGTGGCAGAAGAAATACCGCTTTTATTATCGTAATCATACCAACGCATATCCAGACAAGGCGTACTGCCTTTGTTTAACTTATCTACAAAGATGTTCTGTTGCGGATATGAGTTGATAAACCGCCATCCGGGGCCATCAGTGCCTCGTGGCTGACTGCCCATCTCTCCCCATATAAAGTCCGAACACGAATAAGCATAGTGATGTTCTGCATTATTATTGATGAAAGCTCCGAAAGAGACAGCACCTAACGCAGGCGGTGCTTCAAAGAGCTTGTGTGACTTTCCGCGCATAGTATGGTTTCTATCGGCTCTATCCAAACACGACGAATTTTCGTTGTACTCGGAATAGAAATATGAATCCCACCTAAAGTCGACAGCATGATGCGAATACTTACCCGAATAAATGAATGACTTAGCATTAAACATCCTTATATTATCATTAGCATCTAACTGAACGTAAGACTTAATGGTATATAGCTTAGCAGGGAAAGTAACATCACCCCTATCATTAGCATCGCCACTGTAACTCCTGCTGTCGAAAATCTTAATAGAACTATTACCAAGCTGTCCGTGCAGGTGTAACTTCCTACCTATATTCTGTTTTGCATCTTTATCATAACTACACATATGCTCTATCGTCTCGAAGTTGTACGATATTAGCTTCTCGAAACTACGATGATTATATGTTACCCCGCCGTCGGGTCTAAAATCTAAACTTTCGTATTCGTAACGCTTAGGAAAAGGTATTATCGTGTTTGGCTTTTGGATTATACCTTGTGCAATGAGGTTATTAGCCATTCCCGTGCGTTCTGCACGCAGAAAAACTATTTTTGATAGTTTACTACGTAAATTTATTATCGTCGCTGTATCGTCGTATTCTTGACTTTGAACGTCATATTGCGTGAGCCAATTATAAGCCTCACTGAAATCAAAGCATACCTTGAATATCCTAATGACACTAGTGAAGTTGTCGCCTTCTACATTCAAACGTTGCGTGAGATTGAAAGCGTCATCGACATATCCATTCATACTATAATCAGCGACATTCTTGATACCGTCATACTTGATAAGATTGTCTTTGCTGTCTAACTTCTTAACATAATTACTCCTTGACGGAAACCTATATATTCCATATTGGTTTTTCTTAAACATCCTCGTTCCCGGCACTACGGTATACGGCGACGGGCTGTCAGCCTTCAAGTCTCTAAAACGTAATCCCGGCTCAGCGATAAGACCACCGCAAGGCTCGTAAGCCTCGTAATCCAAATCACTCTCCTTGTTAGCGTAATAATGGTCTATGCCCGTGCAAGGGAAAGCACCGTACTTATTACCGTATATATCTACCGCCATCAACGAGAAAGCATATATCTCGCCTCCGAAATAACCCACATCTTCAATGATATGTTGCTGTTCGCTGTAATAAGCATCGTTGAAGTCCATTTCGCTTATACTATCGGAAATGAAGGTATGACTGAAAGGCGACGACAGATACACCATTCTGCTGTCATAGTCTATATGACAAACAATTTGATGCATGCTGTCATAAAGAACATTGGATATCACCTCATACGTCGTACCTGCGTGAAACACTGTCGGCATCATAATATAATCTCCATCTATACCGGCGCTGTTATGGCTATACTTGATATGAACACGAGTGCTATGTATAACAGTAACATAATCTCCTGCTACATATTTAATACCTTCATCGCTATTATACTCCTTATTAAAAGAAGATATTTCCTCATAGTTATAATTTGAACTGTTATTAGTATCTTTAACCAACCATTCATCCATATCGTTGGTAGTATGAAATTCATAACCTTCCAAGTCAGCGTATATGGTTTCATCGAATACCAACTTAATATCATAGTTCGTTTCCATTGACGCTTCTACGCTCGTGAACTCAAAAGTGAGATTGATAGCAACGCTACCTTCGTTTAATGAGAAGTCAACAGAGCCATTGTCGTCGCCTCGCAACTTAATCTCTATCTTATCTTCGTTATGATAGTTATAACTCGTGCTGTCTATCGTTATATTCCCTACTACCCTAAACGGTATTCTATCGCCCTCCAAACTCTTACTTATACTTATACCACCCTTGTCTGTCGGCATAGGAAGCTCGCCGTCCTTGACAACACAGCGTACCTTAACACGTTTAAAGAACTCACGAAGCAAATTCACGTCTAACACCTCATTACTCATATTAGCTTGGTATAAGACATTATTAACGGCGTGTATATCTCTCGGTATCATCTCTATCGTACGTAAGTTCTCTTGTTCGTCGAAATCCATTACATTATCGCTTACATTAGTAATGTTTACCTCTAACGTGGACATATCACTACCTATAACGAAGTTATCTGTCAGTATACCTTTCTTATTGATAATATTAAAACCGTCGCTCTCGTCCGACGCCCTGAAAGAATATCCTACCTCTACCTTCTTGTATGCCGACGACACAGGAATAGTAATAACGATACTCTGCTGTGAGAACTTATCAGGAGCATACATATCGCCTTGAGCAAACTTCTTATCGTTATCGTCGTCTTCTGTGGGTTCGTAAGTGTCTACACCTATATTGATAGGCGGTGTCTCAAACAGCCATAACGTCTTATCATAGGTGTCCTTGACGAACCTGAAAAAGAAAATCCAATTACCGTAAGGGATATTACCGCCACTTTTCTTAATTCTGATATTGCTATGTTCTATTACGGTGTTTAGAATATCCAACGACGGTGTTTTCAGCAACCTCGTAGCTTCCTCAAAGCTAACTCTATCATACTTTCTATGCGAAAGATATATGCCTGTCTTAATATCAAAGCCGTTATTGACAATCCTAAGCATATCCTTACCTGTACATATATACATATTGACGGTATTATCGTACTCTATCTTGATGACTGTGGTCATACGAGTGTCTGTCGTCCACCCAAAGATGTTACTCGGAAAGTTACAAGCACTGTTGTTGCCGTCTTTAATATTCAATAGCGGGCTGTATTCACGCTTGAAGCCACCCCCTTGATTAGGGCTTGGAAAGCACCCTATCTCCATCCTGTTGATTCTTCCGTTGACAGAGAAGATAAAAGCTACACCGCCAGCTTCCGTAGCTCCTACGACAGTATAACCTTCGTTGACCTGTAGCTCAGCACCCTCCATAGTGCCTATATTGTCCTGATTGGTATTGCCAGGGATATTGGTAATGCTAAAACCTTTACCGTTATTATACACCCTTGCATTCAACGTGGGGAAAGTCCACTTGTCGTTAGACTGATACATGGGAGCTAAATCGCTGTTTAACCCTTTGTTAAATATGTTTAATTGACTTTCCATAATTATCTTATTTGTTTGTTGGTGGCACTACTACTAAGGTGTACGTGGCATTAGCGTCGTAGTTACACGACGTGAGGTCTACCGTGATAAAAGCAGGATTACACTTAACAGGAGCTATGAAGACACTGCCATTCTTATATAATATTACAGCACTATCCTCGAAGGTGTCTAACCCTAACGAAAGGTCTAAGGGGATAGTCCATATATTACCTGCGAACATACCGTTAGTGCCAAGAATATAAGTAATAGACTTAGTAAACGGTTTCTCTTTTAACTTATTATTGATAATATCTATATAATTATCCATTATTTTTCGTATATCCATAATATCCAAATTTAAATCTTCTTTGTTTTCAGGCAACACTATCTCTCGTCCTGCTAACGACGTAAGCGGTAAGCCCGTCTCTCCTGCTCTCTCTGCTAATCTATAATACAAATCTTTAAAAGGCTCGTTGTAGCGATGTAGCGACAACGATGCTATAGCGTCTATCGTCCACTCTCTAAACCCTTGCTTAGCACGTAGCACGCTACCGGAGAACTCAGCCCACCTGTTAGCTTGTATCCTATAAATATGAGCGTCTAAAGCAGCCTCGTCCTCAAAAAGCTGTATGATAACATAACGCCGACAGGCATCTCTATGGCTCGCTGCCACCAACGGCATACAGTCATAATCCATAGCAACACCCAAGAACTCTATCTTGACATGCCTATTCTCATACGCTTTAAGTCCGTGAATATAGCTACCGCTGACAGCCTTATTCTCGATAAGCCTACCGTCCTCATCCTCGATAAGCAATATCCTATATATATTCTTAGGAAGGGTTATCCTTCCGTCAATAACTTTCGTAACATATACGTAGCGGTGCATAATGTCTACATCGCAAATGTAGTCTGTCTCTACCTGCATACACCATTCCACTACGTCGTATAACGAAAACGTCCTACTCTTATACGTTCTCGCCACATCCATATAAATCTCCTCCGGTCTGATATACATAATATATTATTTTAAATAGTAAATATCTTCGCCTTTAACTTCTATCTTGTTAAGAGTGATGTCTTCGCTGGCATTGAACTTAACCTTACCTGCTACCTTAACATTACTCTTATTTTCTTTCTGTAGTTTTTTCCACAACTCAATGCCGTTATGTTCTACTTTGCCGTGTATGTCCACGCCTATAGTGTCCAATATAAGTCCTCTTATATCGCCTGACCACTGCATCTGATACTTGTCTCTCCACCATTTGGCAATACTACGCTTATCGTCGGGAATGACATTGTCATCTTCTACCACTACGTCGGTAGGCAGTATCCACCATTCATCGCCTTCAACATATCTGTATGCCTCTACGGTAGTCATCGTAATAGGGTCTACAAGGATATTCAGCTTACCTTCCGCCATCACCTGTTCACGGAAAAGAAAATAACGGTATACACCTTTATTACTCCTTGCCGTGTGATTGCACGTGAAGGTTACCATAACCACCCTTATATTATCAGCATTGTTATTCTTCATCTTCCATAGTATCTATCGGTTGTTGTTGTCGTGCCTGTGGCATCAACCCTAATCGTCTTAACTCATCTCTCTCGTTGTTATATTCATCAGGATATATATGATACGCTTGTAAGATATGCTGTATCGTCAGCACTTGCAGTCTATAATCGCTGGGACACGGATACGGTGTCTCGTCAGTGAAGTTGCAAGCGTCGATAGGATTATCCAAAAGCAATATTCCTGTTAATAGTTTTAACTCCTCGTTATTTCTTCTTGGGACATTCTTCAACAGCACTCTGTCGCCTAAAACAAGATAATGGAACTTGTCCGCCACATATCGTGAGTGATGAAGCATAGAAAAGCCCTCTACGCTTAATTTCGTGCCGTTAGAGAGCATATCGTCGCCTCCAAGGTATTTTATATCGTGTGGCGACATATCCTTCACCAAAGGCGGTAAAACGACTTGTTTCGTACCTTCACCGCTTATGGTGTATCCTACATACTCACACTCGTTGCTTACACACTCTATCTCCAAGCAAGGTATCAGTTGATAGAAAGAGCTGTCTACGCCCTTAGGCTTCTGTTGCCGTATGAGAGCAGCACGTACTATATTCATAGACGCTAATATCACCTCATCGATAATATCCGTCTTGTCAAAAGTCTTATACGAATGCAAGGTCTCTCTGATAAGCTCCATATGTTCTTTTGCCGTCGCCATAATGATTAAATTTAAATTGTTATTAAAAGAATGTTAGTGCGAGGGTGGACACGCCACCCCCATACCAACTAACATCACCCCTTCTTTTATTTCCAAGATGAAATTGCTGTTCCTGTCAAATATGCCAAGATATCTTCAAAATTGACACCAGCACTTGACGCCGTGTCAGCCTTTAATACATTCCAATTACTTGAAGGAGTATCCCATTTTTTCGTTTGAGCAATAGTCTTCGGAACATATATCAACACTCTTTGCTCATAAGCGTTGACGTGAGAAGCTCCGTGAAGGTCAGGAGTAGACATATCCACACCTAACTCGTAGCAGATATGCTCTTTCGCAGTGGGCATACTACCGCCTTTAACGGCTTCCAAACCTGTAATAGATAAGCTATAACCTCTGAAATCTTCTTGTATTCTCTCTAAGGTAAGAACAGGGAATGACCCTCTACCTAAAGAGTGGAAGTTGATGTCATCAAAAGTTTTTAACTGTAAAATATTATCTAGGTTCACAAGACCGTCGGGAGTAGTTGTCCCCGTATTGTAATAGTTAGTACCGCCTGTATCTTTGATGTCTACCTTGAAATAGGACACCTCAATGTCGGCTTTAGGAGCATATGCTTCCAAAACGACATACGAAGAAGCTCCTCGTATCCACAAACGATAGTCTACCGTCAAACCTACAGCACTTACATAGAAGTCTTCAAAGTCTTTAGTACCCATAATAGCGATGCTACCACCGATATTAGCAACTACATACGGACTTAAATAGTTAGTACGATAGAATGTACTTCCTGCCGTCTTAACCTCATCAACGGGGATAACCGTCGACGCAATGGTATTGTCAGTAGGAGTAGAAACCACTTGTTTTAAGTTATACTCAACACCTTTGGTAAAGGTAAAATCACTTGCTGTTCCAAGAGTTCCTTCGGTAGCCTTGTAAACAGGTTTAGAGCTAGTGTTGATACCCATAGCTTGAGCTTCAGCTTCGGTAACGGTAATATCACCCGATGCTGTCCCCCACGCTACATAGTCGGCACCGGAAGCATCAGCCTCAACGGTATAACGTACCGTATCCGCAGCCTGTGCTACCGTATGTGTCATATCGGACTTAACAGTCATATTACCATAAGACGATAACAATGCCACCTTACGTGCTATAGCAGATACGTGCAAACGGCTCTCATAGCTCTTATTCGATAACGGAATATACGACGTTTGGATGTCTTTCATCAAAAGAGCTTTCATTATGTTCATATCTGCTTCGGATACTACACCGCCATTAACGGACGGACTTAGCACCTCGCCTGTGAAGACACGAACCTCTTTGTTACCACGAGAGGTGTCAAAGCCGGGACGCTCTACAAACTCACGTATGCCAAGCGACAAGCTCTTACCACCGTCGACGTTCACTCTATTGTTAAACTTAACCAAGAACGAACTTGGATAGCCATAATTAGTTACTGTTCTACTTAGGTAGTTGATACCCTTTTGAACTTTCGTTGCTGTCGGCACGTCATAACCAGCGCCGGGGTTCGTCCCTTTGACGCTAAACCCTTCGTTAGCGATGTTCAAGACAAATCTATTGTCTGAACTGTCAACGAACAGCTTTACATTCTTAATGTCCACATCGGACAAGAACACTTTCTTTTTTGGATATTTCAAATTTTGCATTTTTATTTAATTTTTTATGTTATTACTTTTTAGTAGGAATATTTGACGCTTCCTCATTCAAGAAACTTCTATACCTTTCTTCTTTTACTCTCTCTAAGTACAGCCTTATACAATGGTTGAGGACTTCCTTTCGTTGAAAGTCATTCACATCGTCATAGCGTGTGTCGTTCCACTTACGTATATCGGAAGGTGTCATCGCAGGTGCTGGTGCTAACATCATATTAGGGTATCTGTAGTAGCTCACAAGAGCCTTAACGACATTAACCCTGCCATTGGTGTTAAAACGCACCTCGTTATTAGTCCTCACATAATACACCCTATTCTCACTCGGTCTTCTAAATACTGAATTACGAATAGTAGCTTCCTGTCCCGTACGCATAACGTGAACCTTCTTCCACTCACTTAAACCTTTACGTTTACATCTATCGCAATATAAAGAATCGTAATCTACCTTAACCATAATATTAGCCATACGGAAGTATTTATGATTTAAATCTTTAATGGCAAACTTATTATCTATAAGGTGCGAAAGCTCCTCTTTATATACTAATAGTGTTTCAAGGTCATCCATTTGCTTTGTAGTAAGCTCTATACCTTCTTTGATAGACATATTATCGGCTATCCACTGCATCATACCCCACTCATTAAACAAACGTGTGAAGACAGCAGGATGAACAGTACCGGTGTATGTCTTCTTGATACCGTCTAAGAAGTAGGTAAACATTTCTTTGTTAGTATTCAACATAACATTATCGATTATTCGTCAAACATCATTGCTTGTATCTCGCTTTCTAACTTCTTGTTTTTCTCTATCTCGAACAGCTCTACGAGTAGCTTACGTTTGTCGTCTATGTCTTCAATCTCCTTATAGCGGTCTTTATACTTATTGAACATACTGTTAGGAGGGTAAACGTGTGCGTTAAGACTTCTTAAATCTTTTTCGGCAACTTCTTTTTCAAACTCCTTAGTCTCGTATATCACTTTCTTCTTACCGACTTCACGATATAGAACGACATAGTCTTTAGTGTAAGTATCACCTATACGACCTTTGTATTCCTCCATAAGCTCCCCTGCCGTGAAAAGGTCGTCTTCTATTGAGGCTGCTATTTTATCTCTTAGCTGGTCTAACGAGCATTTATCTTCACTTGCTGCCACTCTATCACTAATAAGAACATCGTAATAAGGTTCTACCTCTTTCAATGCCGTGTAAAGCCTGTCCTTCAACGAAGCATTAGCATCTAAGTAGGCGATAGCTTTTACCATTGTCGTACCTAAGTAAGCCGTTTCCTGACTACCTTCACGAACGACATAGTTAGCTCCCTTCTTAACGATGAGCTTATGTTTGATACAGTAGGCTATAAAAAGCTGTTCCTTCACTTGAGGGTTGTGCTTAGTACTACTATTCAAGATAGCAGCGGGTGTCTTTTGTGCGGTCTTATACAACGCCGACAGCTTCTGATTGTCGGTATGTATTCCTTCCATATTGGTAACACCGGGTTGCAATGACACTAACAGAGTGAGAATATCTAAATCTTCCGTTTTAGTCTCCTTGATAACATCGAATGCTGCTGCCACCATATCAAACTCCTTAAGTTCTGCGTTAGCTTCCACCTCAGGGTCTATAATATAACCGTCGTGGATGCCGTCTCTGTATTCCACCTTTGACGCTGCTATCCTACCACTCAACAAGGCTGCCTTTATGATTGCCTTAGCCTCCGGATTGTCGGGGTCTATGTTCACATTATGCCTTATCTTATGCGGTACGTTAGGGTTTATCACAAACGGATACTTGACGCTTTGCTGTTCCGTCAACGGTTCTTCCCCTACCATCTGTTTATAGGTGAGGTCTTGACCCGTCAGAAACCTGCCGTTGTCTTCCACTATAGGTATAATATAACCCATTTTTCTTGCTGCTACGCTCTTTAACCAAAATCTTACTTTTCTATTACTCATATCTTATTTTTTTAATTGTTAAATAACTCTTTTAATTGAATGCGTAAATGGTATTCGGATTCCAAGGTCTCTCAACGATGAAAGGAGTGTTAAGAGAGATGATACCCACTTGCCACAACATATGTACGTGCGTACCGTCTACAGACGAAGCGATGTTACCACCTTTGTCTATACCTGCTACCATACCTTTCACGCTCGGACGTAACGTACAGATAGTCTGTCCTTGTTGTCCTGCGGGAGTGTTACCTGTAGGAATAATATATCCCATCCACTCATTGCTACGGCTTCCGTCATTCAACGGTATGCCTGCACGGTTTTTGAAATGGTCGCTTTCAAGCAACACCAAACGTATTCCTGAGAACTCATAATAGTTGTAGGTGTCTATAATGCCTGATTGCTCTCCACGTTTATACACCATATTTTGCACTTGAACGTGTTTGTTCTTACGTGCCAAGAAGCTGTTGAATGACATTTTAAGTCTACTACCGCATATCATCACTACTTCACGCAATCCTTCGTTATCGGTGCTTACATAGGGGTCTATCTCGCTCATAAACGACTCAAACCATTGGTCTGTAAAACCTTTAGATGTGATAGGAAAACGCATTGCTCCGTCGCCACTATACATTATACCGCTACCTGCTAACAACTCACGTCCTCTTTCGTCTGTCAAGACGCATTTGTTGAGGTCTTGTGATACAGTAGTTTTACCTTCTAACAAAGCATTCTCTTGGAATTGAGCTGCTATACGTGTCATCTGATAGTCTGCTTCGGTGATGAAGGATTGTACTCCTCCGTGTTCCATAAAATATCCGGATACCTTTTTAGCTTTGTCGATAGCCGCTGCCGTTCCTGAATACGAATATTTGATACGTTGTAAGGTAAGATATGTACGACCGATAGCTCCTGCAAAGTAACGTTCGTTACCTCTTTCGGAGAAGTCTTGCTCGTGTAGAGTGTGAATCAATTGAAACTCCATACCGTCGGCAAGCAAATTTTTGTTTACCACATCGGCATACTCTCCCGATACCAACTTAACGAACAACTTATAAGTGTCGTTACTACTCGGTTCAGGGTCGTTGATGATAATCAACTGTGTCTGTCCGTCGGCAAGAACAATAACGTCTTTGTATCCGCTGACATTGTTATCAGTGAAAATCCAAAAACCTTCTTTCCCTTTACCGATATTATCGGCACTATTAAGGTCGTCAATATAGGTTTCTCCGTCGGCATTAGCCCTGAATAATCCGATAGGAATATCAGCTTTCTCGATACGATACTCAAGGACATTAGAACCTACGGTTCTATACTTACCTGTGATATTACCACTCTCGTCGAAAAAAGACGAAGAATAGTTAAGACCTCTTGTCATTTTATTTTTAGACACCAAAAACGACGTCAAAGGTGCTACGTCTTTGTGTGCCGACATAATAATAGGAACATAGTCGGCATTCATTCTTCCCAGCTCCATCAACATCTTGGAACTGATACTTTCCTGTGCCACCACCTGTGGCGTTGAATTTAATCTTTTCATTTTTTTAATTCTTTATTTAATTTATTTTTTTTAGTAACTGCTGCTTAACGTTGAGAAAACGACTCTACCATCATATCTTTTATTTCCAAGTCAGGTTTTCCTGCTACGGCAGCACTCTGCTCCTTACTGTTATCTAAGCGGTCTAACATATCCCACTTAACCTTTTCCGTTAATAGTGTTGAATAGCTATCAAGTTTGCCTTTAGCTTTCATCCACAAGAAAGGTATAAGCTCGCTTATGGCTTCGGGGTTTTTTATCATCTCCGTCAGCTGCACCTCAGCGGGGGACATAGCAACCATATCTCCATTCTCTAACTTTATCACTTCTCGCTTCATAAACGTAGGAATGTCTTTTAAGTATTCTTCTTTGTCGGATTGACCGAATTTGAAACCACCAAAGACATCTTTAGTCTTAGCTTGCTCTACAAACAATTCTAAAGCCTTCTCAGCGTCTTTATTGTATTTAGCTACGTTATCATTAAAAACTTTAGTTTGTTCGTCAAAAGCTCTCTTTCTATCGTCTAATTCTTTTTTTCTCAACTCCTCTTTGTAATCGGCAAACAATAGCTTCTTGTCAGCTTCGGAGAGTGAATTCAGCTTCTCCTCTACCTCGTCATCTGTTAAGTTGGCATCTGTGCCTTGTCCGTACTTCTTAGTATAGACTTCCCTTACGATTTCGTCGGTAGTCTTCCGACCACTACCACTGCCTTTATCTATATAGTCGTTAATATCAAATTCCTTATCAAAAGACTTGCTTATCAAGTCTCGGACAAAAGTGTCTACATCCTTATTGCTTCCTAACTGCACCCAGTCTAATATAGCACCGAAGATAGCAGACTTCTTATCCGCTATGGTATAATCCGTGCCGTCGGCTTTCTTGTCCGTGAAGACCGCCTTGTTGAAAGCTATCTTCAGATTATCATCTTCTACGCCCTCGTTGAGGATATTAGATATGGCGTCTAAGTGAGACCCATAATCTATAACTTCTTCTGCCGTCGCACTTGATTGTTTACCTTCGCTACCCTCAGGACTACTCTGTCCTCCTCCTTCTTTACCGCTACTACCGCCGTCAACACCTTCATCTCCCGACGGCATGTCTATTGCTACAGGCTCTTTGCCTTCCGCAAAAGGTGTTACGTCTAACATATCCTGTATTCCTAAATCTTGTTCTGTCATATCTTTTTTTTTTTTTATTATTAATAAATATATTTTTCTTTATCCACCTGAGCCGTAAGTAAGAGGTTTATCCCTTGCATCACGTCTTTTACTTCTTCTTTTTGTCTGAGCATAACGTCTTGCCGTAGCTTTATCGTAAGCTGCCTTGTTACTATCGCCTTTTTTCTCAAGCCACGCTCCTAAAGACTTTAATATTTCAGGGTCTTCGGCAGAGAGAGCATAAATCATATTGCTGATTTCATTATCTCTATTCTCAGTCATAGAGTTCTGATAGTCCGACAAAGTCTCCCTTATATTAGTAATGTTCTCGCTCTGTGCCGCTCCTCGCATAGCCTCGTGCTGTGCGTGCATCTGCTCGTCGAAATGTCTGTTGCTGACGCCAAGTTGTATGCCTTGCATCATAGCACCCATGTTAGCATTATCGGCAGCCATTTTAAGTTCTGCATTCTTAGCGTCTATAGAACCTCGTATCTCAGCAGCCTTATTATCGGCTTGCTTCAACACGGTAGGAATAAGGTCTTGTCGTCCTGCTCCACGTAAGTTACGTATAGCAGCAATCTTGCCTCTGTTGATGTCTTGTAGGTAAGGGTCGGCACTGATACGTTGCCCTACCATAAAAGGAACATCGGGAACACTACCTCTCTGATACGGCGGCTCTTTCTTATTATGAAAATATTCAGCGATAGAGATAGCATCGTTAATGAGCTTGTTTCCTATAATATCGCCTTTATTCTTCTCTATGTTGTCTTGCATTTTAGCTACTACGGCAGCTTTGTAGTTAGCATCCTTACCGTTTTCTCCTGGTTTTAATTCATCTCCTGGTTTTTCTCCTGTTTCAGGATCAGCAGTATTATTTGCTCCCACCGTAACACCTTCCTGAAAAGGACTACCCTCTATTTCTTTTTTAATTTTAAGAGCAAGGTCTCTAAGACGCTTTTTCGCTTTTTCTACTTCTTCATTCATATTAGTTGTCTTTTAAATGTTCAGGGTTCTTCTTAGGCATAGCCTCAGCCTTCTTACTCACAGCAGCAATCTTCTTAGTCTTAACGTTTAAATCGTTATCCAACGCCTTATTATCCAAACCGAGTTTGAAAGCGTTAAACAGAGCATCCAAACGCATCTGCATCGCCGTCAACCGTTGCTGTATGTTAGTACTCTTACTCTGTTCTGCAAGATAGCTCATCTCCACCTTATCCTCATTGGCAATCTTAGCAAGCTCTCTCTCGTGCTTCATATTCTCTATATGTTGCTTCAACAGCACATTCTGCTCGTCCACCTGAGCCTTAGCCTGAGCTATGAAAGCAGCTATCTCAAGCTGCTTCTCAGCGATAAAATTATTATGCTGCTGTGCCTGCATCTCTAAGTCTACCTTAAACTGCTCTACCTCCTTAGCACTCTCCTTCTGTTGCTCTATAAGACTGCTTTGCTGTTGTTGCATAAGCTCGTTCTTCCTCTTTATTATCTGCTCTGTCTTCTTACGCATCTCCGTGATGCTGTCAATGTCTACAAGAACAGAAAGGTCGTGAGCGTCCAACGCTCCCTTAACATACTCATTCTGCAATATGCTTTTCATCATCTCAAGATTACCTTGCTCCTTAGTGCTATTATAAACATTAACCTCTATATCTACATCTTTAAATAAATCTTCCGGAAGATAAAATATCTCTCTACCTTCCGTTCTATCGTTGAACTCCAAATAAGTGTTGTCTATCTTACCGTATTTAAGGTGTAACGACAACAACTCATTGAGAGCTTTAGCTTCTATCTCATCGTGTTCTTCGTATAATATCTCCGTTATCAACGACGCCTGCTCTAAGGCAATCTCCGTGTTGCCGACAAGGTCGCCCTTCACTATCTGTGCTTGTCGCTGACGTGGAACACCGACTATCTCACCCATAGTCTCCTTTATCTGTATAAGCACATTATCGTAATACTGCACCGACGACGACACCGTATTGTCAAACGACGTCCACTGATTAAAGCTGTTGTTAATCTTACGCCCTGAGCTGTCTACCGTCTGAATATACAGTCTCCCTTGTGCTATGTTAGCCTCCCACTCGTCCATAAGCATACCGTCAGGCTTCTGACTCTTGTCTATAATCTGCCCCTTAGCTCCTGCAATAGCATAAGCAAGTTGCCGTAACATATATATGCTGTTGTATAAGTCTTGTAAGTCTATAGTGTTCTTAATGATACTATACGGCTTGTCAAGCTGACTGCTGTGCGTACGCCCAAAGACAGGCAAGCAGAACTTAGCGTGTCTGTCCTTACTCCTGTTGACGAAAAGGTCTTTCCTAACATCTACTACCCACTCATTATTGATAATGACACAAGAATATCTATCGTAAGTGTAACGCTTGATTATTTTTTCTGTCGCAGGGTCGTAAGTAACGACATCCGACGCAAGGTATCTATCAGTCTTATCATTCTTGTTTATATAATAATAATCTTTATTATCTTCTGTTTCTACTTTAACATATTTGTATTTTTCTTTATCGATGACTACCTTATCCATAGGTATCATATGAATAAACTCTTTAACGATAGCATCATCACGCATATTCTTAGACACCTTAAAGTTTACCTCTCTAAGCTCTCTGAACCATATACGCTCACGCTTGATGCCTTCTTCTACTATAATATCTTTCTTACTATCTAACGCTCCCGTGTAGATAGCTCCGTGTCCGGGAGTGCTTATGAAGCTATGCTTATTCTCCACGTTAGGCAACGACTTCAAGATAGGCTGTTCTAAGTCCACACCTTCTTTCTTCAACTCATCACCGTACATCTCCTTGACGGCATCTTGCGTGATGGTGTCAACGACAGATACCCACGGCAAGTCTTGGATGTACTTTATACCCTTGACGTGCGGATACTTGATGTTAATACAGTTCAGGGTGTCATATTCGAGACGCTTGGTGTTCTCATTGACATATACCAACCACGCCTCTCTACCTATTACCGTCTTCTGTTTGAAGTTAGATATGCTCTTAGCCTTGACCTCAAAAGTAGAACGTAGCTTAGACATAGCACGCTGTGCTATCTCCTCACGGATGTCCTTATAGGAATAAGAATAATAATATTCTATCTTATCCTTCTCCTCTTGTGTGAGTTCTATCATCTCGTAGAACTGCTTCATTATCTTTTGGAACTCGTGGTTCACTAACGGCATCTGCTGTACAAGTTGTTGTTGTTGTTGAGCCTCCTCCTCACTCTGAGGTTCTTTCTGTGCCATCTCCTGTATCTGTTGCAGTCGTAGCTGTATCTGAAAGATATTATCCTCATAGAAGTCCACCATAGACTTACGCTTGTTCATCTCAGCGTCTAAGTACGCTTTCTGCTTAGCCTCCCACTTAGCCTTGACGCTCTCCTTGTCTACCGTAAACGTCGAGAACTGCCACACCCGCTTAGCCTGCTGGCTGATGAGGAGGTCTATGATAGGTCTCTGACACGGTATATGCACCGTATACATAGGCATACGTGCGTCGCCCTTCTTTATCATATACTCATACTTCTCACGGCGAGGTTCATTGTCATAATACATCCAATTGATGACATCCTGCTTGATAGCCGTAACAGTACGTGTCTCGGTGTTACCGATGACCTTAGCACGTTGCTTGACAAACTCCCGCATATTTTTATTTTTATTCTTCATTGCCCAAACGCTCGTTTTAATTTATTTAACGTATTACTCGGCACGCTACCTTCTCTATCTCTTATCGTCTTATCACTCTGCTGAAACATCTCTTTCGACGGATTGAAACTACCTATAGCAGGAACATCGCTACCTCCTGTGTATTTATAGTCGGAAACACTACGCCTTTCGTTACCTGACAACCTCTCTTTCGTGTAGTCATAATTTTCATAATAAAAATCTTTATATAAATCACTATCGCTATATACATTCCATTTATTATTACCGAAATTAGCTCTCGTCCTATCAAAGTCATATCTACCTTCTACCATAGCTCTAAGCTGTGCCATCCGTCTTTTTACGCCTACATTACCTTCTAATCCTTCACTCCTACGTGATATATGCTGTGCTATCCTTCTACGAGAAGCGGCACTGTAACCGTCCTTCTCAGCAGCCTTGATAGCATCCCATATCTTCTCATCGGAAGGACTACCACCATAAAACATCATTCTTAAAGCCGTAGAGACATCATCAGGCATTTTTGATATATCCACACCTTTTGATTTAGAAACCCTCTCAAAAGCCTTTATTTTCTCTTTAAAGACACCTTTCGTTAGTTCAAGAGCCTCCTCCTTAGTAATGCCGTCAGCATAATCACCCTCCCACACACTTATATCTTTGTTATCCGACAGCTTATAACCATAACCTATAGTCCAATAACCCATAGTATCCCTGTAAGGCTTGTCTTTAAAACCCTCTCCCGACATGATATACTTAACCATCTCGTCCTCATCGAAAGGGATATTCTTACCTTTCTTGCTGTCTTTAGGATTATATGTCATTATCATATCCGTCATACCACCATCCTCACTAAACATCCGTCAATTTCTTTCCACACATACTGTGGTTCTGTAGTCTTAAGACTGCTATCTTGTATCTCTAACAACTCTGTCTCCTTGAAAGCTATCAACGCCATCGCCGACGCCATCGTTATATCACAGTTGTACTGCCTACCCGGTCTGTACTTAAACTTACTAAAAGCTAATATCTGTCTCGGTATCCACAACCTGTTAATCTGGTCTTCATCCATCATATCTCTAAAATTACTAAGCACATAAGGTTTTAGTGCCTTGTCAGTGCCGTACCTATTAGAAGCCTTATTGTCTTTTATCTGTCCCGCAAACGCCAACGACGGTCTTTCCAACAACATATTAGCCTTACCCATCTTCTCGTAATACTCAAAGATAAACGGATTAACAAACTCTATATTGTTAGTAGAATTATAATATATCGATAGCATCAGAGTATGCTCGAAGAACCTATTCTGCCCGCCCGTGTCTATACTCGGACGCTCCAACAGCAAAGCCACATAAGTGTTAAAAAACGGACTTTCACTCTTATTACGCCATTTCTTATATACCGTTACAGCCCCTAATGAGTCGCTGGTCTCACTCTCATCCTGATTATAAGTGTCCGTACCTTGCATATATAAGTTGACATACACCTGTTCGTCTAAATTAACCTCAGGTTCTTCCACTATCTCTAACCACCAATCTTCTCTCATCAGCTCGTCCTCTGTGGCGTCAACAAAATAAACACCGTCTTTTATACTCCCTGCTTTCTTCCATTCAAGACGCCCTTTCCTCGTTATCTGTGCGTCCTTATGTGTGAGGATATAATTATATCTCTCCGTCAACAGCCGTCGTCGCTCCGGACCCAAATAGCCCGCCGTCGTACTTTGGAAAACGTCGTCTAAGAAGATAGCCTCCGTAGACTGATGCGTGTACTTCTGCTCCTCACTCTTACCTTCCGCCTCCTTCTTGATAGCAGCGATGCTCTCAGCCTTCAACGCATTGCCGTCGCTGTCTACTATCTTATACATCCACTTAGGATTGAAATGTGCTACCTTAACGTCGCCATCATAGCCTTCCTTAGCCCACTTATTGGTAAACGACAAGATGTTATGCCTATCAGGATTATAAGCTCTCTCCTGTAAATCATAGACACCTTCTTCCATTTCACCGCCCGTGCCGATGAAAAGCTGATAGCCTGTCTTCTTATCTTCCACTTTAAGAGACGGTGCTGCATAACGCTGTACCTTCAAGCTCCAACCCTTCTTACCCTTACCTACCTCCTCATATACTATCAGCGTAGGAGCGTAACGGCTTAATGCCTGCGGGTCGTCATTAGCATTCTCAGTGAACACCTCAGAGCCGTTAAGCGACATTATATGCTTTTTGTTGTCGAAACCACGCTTACGCTGTAAGTAAAACTGCGTGTTGCTAAGCTCATCCAACCCACGAGTAACATTATTGAAAGTGTTGTCGGCATCGGTCTGCTCGCCTGCAACGATGATATTTTGGCTCATAGGCAAGAACAGATAGTTATACGCTAAGTCCATACCCGCTAACTTCTCACTGAAGCCTATCTGTCGTGCTTTGGTCTCTTGGTTGTCTTTCTTAAAACGTACCATCATCTCACGGCGGAAGCTATACATAACGTCCAACATAAGAAACTTAGGTTTTATCAATGTCTTGGTAACAGCACCGTCAGCAAGACCACGTATACGCCAAAAGTTGAGGTAGAAGTAATACCGCCCGGATATGTGTACAGCTCTGTTCTTAAATGTAAGTTCATATTCCGGGAGGTAGCAGTCATCACCAGCCCATAGAGCGTCTATGCCGTCAACGATAGCGTCGCCACCGTAGTCGACAGCATTCTGAACCGTATAGCCGTAATAACAACGATACAGTTGCCTACGCCACCACTCCTCGTCAATAACGATATTGTTATCGGCGTGATACTCTATACGCAGTTTCTTGTTCAGACCGACAAGCTCCTTAGCTTCCTTAAACAGTAGGTCATTAGCCTTAGGAAGGTCTTCGCCGTTGGCGACAGGAGCAAATCGTTTTGTGTCTATGAATCTCATAATGCCTTTTTATAAATGAAAACTAATCACAACTCCGCTTTTAAATACGTCTTCTGAGCCTCTTTCTCCATAGCGTGATACTTCTCTAATAACGACATACCGTCGTACTTAGCTCTTAATTCTTCTTTCTCTATCGCTGCCCTACGCAATGCCTCGTCGTACTGCTTGGACAACTTGAAAGCCTTCTCAATCTCTTTAACTAACAAATCGGTGTTATACACCTCTATACGTTTCTTGACGACACCGCTGAACTTATTGTCGGGTATCTTAACGTACTTATCTTTGTCTTTCTTATATATGTCAAAATTATACGACGCCTCGTAAGGTATCTCTATCTCTTTGTTGGTTACCAACTCCAAGTTAGCGATACGCTCCATCTCGACGGCGATAGCCTCTTTAATCTTCAAGGCAAGTCTCTCCTCGACGCCCATCTGCAACGTACGATACATATCAACGAAACGGATGATACGCTTGTTGTCGGCGAAGCTACGAGGGAACTTACCGTCGAAATAACTTTTCTTGACAAGCTCTCTACGTTCGGCGTCCGGGAGGTTGGCAAGCGGATGCACCCTGCTGTACAAATGATAGGTGTACTTACATACCTTATGAAAGAAAGACTTGTCGCCTATCTTATCATAAAGCCACAGGTCGTACACGGCAGGTATCTGCATTGCCTCCTGAACAACGCTAACGTCGCCCGTCTCCTCGTCTAATATGAACATAATATCTTTCATCGACAATATTTATTTAAACAACAGAAATATGGTGTCTATCCCCGACACATAAGCAAGAAGAACACCAAAAATAACAAACGTCAAAAAGATAATTCCTAACTTAGGATGTCTGCTAAAGAAATGTAGAGTGTCCATTTCGCTGACAATCTTCTTTAAACAAACAATTTCTTCTTTATTGTTCCGTATAGCCTTATTGTTCTCTTCCAATATACGGATATTCTTGTTGAGCTTCTGAAGTTCCTCGCTTGTCTCCGTCTGTTTATCCTTAATCTGTTCAAACCTATCTTCTATCAACTTCGACAAAAGTATAATAGCTTTATTATTCTTATCGCCTTCGGTAAGCACCTCTATTTTATCCGTAATATCACACATCTTTTATATCGCATTAAGATAATTATGTACCGCCATAGCCCCTTGTTCGGCTATACTCCACGGCACTAACACTCGTGAATGAAACAACTCCTTATGAAACTTGCCGTCCTTGTCAAACCACGTGCATATAAGCCCTACGAGCTTAGACGCAGGCTTAGTCTCAAAGCCACTGCCATCCTCTTTCTCCTTATAAGGGACTTCCGTTTTCCTATATACTATCTCCTGAACCGTCATCGGCTGATAGAGATTGTTCTTATAAGCAACGTCATCGCCTTCCCTGAACTTAACCTTAACTATATCTCCACTCATATCTCTACTGTTTATATTTTTTTTACTCCTTATCCTCTTTAACGATAGCAGCTATGTCCACCTCACGGATGAAATGAAAGACAGAACCGTCATAAATGAAAGTGTCGTTAGGATTGGAACGTAACAACACCTTATCGCCTACGGCAACATCACTCTCTATCTTGCTCCCTACCGCTAACACCTTGCCATACGCCATACCAAAAGGAAACATATCTTTGAAATCCATAATAGAAAATTCATACTTATTGTTATAATTATGATAAATGTTCTTATGGCTCACAAAACCGTTCTCTTTGTATTCTTTAGCATCAGGAAGGTTCATCACTAAACCTATAATAATGGCGTCGGCACGAGGGACTATACCTTTAGGAAGCTCCCTACCCAAACCTAAGTTAAGTTGTTCGTAAACCTTAGCTTTGATGTCGCTCTGTTTTTTCTCTTTACTCTCTGTACTCATAATCTTTAAATTTTAAAAATTTATAATAACATTTTTTTATCATCATTACTTTCTTCTTTAACACGTTTTGTATATTTACGCTTTTGCTTCTTATCTTCCTCCGACGCCAAGAAGCGTTTCAGAAACCCTATCTTCTCTACGAACTCCACGTTAAGCACCCACACAAAGAAACGTAACATCTTGCTCTGTGGAAACAATATAGACAGGTTCTTAAAGCCGTTGACAACATAAAACCATATAGTAACAACAGATACTATAATGACTATGTTCTGCGTGAAGAATTGGTCTTTCATCAACTTTCCAAGTGTAAATAGAAAGACGATAAGAAAGATATATACGGCAAATAATGCCAATGCACGCTTACCGCCCTCACGACTTACCTTTGCTTGTTTTAATATCTTACTTTTGATTACCCCGATAAGAAGGTCAAATAAGAATGCTAATGCTACAGCTAATAGCGTAGCGCCAATGGGATTATAAAAACCTATTATCATAGCAGGCAACCCCATTAAAAATACTGTAAATGTTTTTAAATAATTCAATTCCATATCTATTTATTTTTTATTGTTTTCTTCTTTAATATAATTCTCTATTCCGTCAGCGATAGCGGAAGACATAACGTCTTTCCATAATTCCGACATCAACAATTGACAGTTCTTAAACGTATCCATAAAGCCTATCTCTAATAGCGTGGCTGGCATCCACACCTTACGAAGAATGTATAGGTTGGTACGCTTCGCCTGATACCCACTACTGACATCACCCTTACGTAGCTTATAATTCGGCAACGCCCAACTGATAAAATTATAAATATGTTCCGCTAAATCCAACGCTTTGGTCTTACCCTTTATAACGTGAGCCTCGAAGCCAAAGCCCTGCTCAGGTTTCTTACCTGCATTGGCGTGAACACTAACCAATATCGATTTTTCCTTTATTTCATTAGCTCTAACAGCTCTTTCCGACAAAGATATATCCTTATCCTCCGAAACCAAGATGTGCGTTCTAATGCCCTTGAAATTCAATTTAGAGGCTATCCTATAAACCATATCACGATTAAACTGCCACTCGAACAACTGCGTGCCGTCCGACCATATAGGACTTCGCTTCCCTGTCGTATCTATACCGTGTCCGTTATCCAATATTACTAACATTATAACCTATTTGCGTTTAATAAACTTCTTTCATATGCTTCCTTCTCTTCCAATGTAGCCTCTCTGTAATTGTCTTTTGTTGTTGCTATTGTTGTAATTGTTCGTGCCATATTACCAAGTATTTTGTTTTATTACTACCCATGTGTATGTACTCGCTCCTGTCTGCATACACATTTCCACATATGA